TTTTAATCTTCCAAGTCCGCTTACAGTCGCAGGCGGTGGGGTATCGACTCTATTAGGCGAAGGTGGAGTATTAGATGGCCTAGAACAGATATTCGGAGATGTTGCCGGCGGTTCTGCGTTCGGGTCAGTCGGAGGATTTTTAGGTACTGCTATCAAGGCCATTAATACCGCGAAGAATTTTAAAAGCCTTAGCAAAGAAGGATTGAAACAAGAGGCTATCAATATCTTAAGTAATCCTGCTACGGTAAGAGGAACCATCAATACAGTAGGCGGTATCGTAGGTGCGGCGTTTCCAAAAAATTCAGGCACTGCCACCGGTACAACTGCCACACAAAAGAGATTGGTTAACCCCGCAGATGATCGATAACCTATACGGAGACTAGGATGGCCTTAACTAATTTGCCCTTCAAGCGTGACGAGGACAGTGCTTCTGCTACCAAAGCGTTTTTCAACACCTACGGTAATCTAGAGTTAGAATTCACGGCCAACGAAGTTTCGGCAGCCATAGGATTTTTCCAAAGTCGCGGGTTCAACGATGATGCCAGCATCGTCACTGCTCAGGTACTGCTACGACAGGCTAAAATAGACGGAGTTCCAGTATTTAAATTAATAGATACTTTGAAAACATTCAATGGTGTTCAGATCAGCGCCATCGTGGCAGAAATATTAAACAATAATAGAAGCGCGACCAGTGTGCTTGGCTACAAGATAACTTCAGTCGAAAAACAAAATCAAACTAGGAATATCTTTGCCTAATGGTTAAATTTGCGCAGGGACGTTTTGAAATGAAAAATCCCGACAAGTATGTGGGAAAGAAAACTCCATTGGCTAGATCTAGTTGGGAATTTGTTTTCATGCGTATGTTAGACGAACATCCAGGAGTAGAAAACTGGGCGTCGGAAAGCATACAGATACCTTACAGAGATCCTCTAACTGGAAAATATACTATCTATGTGCCAGATTTTTTTATCGTTTACAAAGACAAAGGCGGAAAAAAACATGCAGAAGTTGTCGAGGTAAAACCCAGCAATCAGATGATCTTGGAAAAAGTCGGTAAGAGTCTGTATAATCAAGAACAGTATGTGAAAAATATAGCGAAATGGGAAGCCGCTAGCAAATGGTGCCAGCAGCAGAATGTTAGATTCCGGATCATCAACGAAGACGACATTTTCCATCAAGGCGGAAAACGTAGATAAGTACACTATGACCAAAAAACTAGAAGAATTATTGAATCTCGAACGATCTGCAGTCAACAAAGAAGATCCGCTGAAGCCTGTCAAAGAACATCAGGAAGTACGCAGCCTAGATGACAGTTATCAGGCTGTGGCAGAAATAACCAAAGGTCTTCCTCAGATCAAAGAACTAGACGAACTGGACGATAAAGAACTAGATAATCTAGCCAGCAAAGCAGAACAGGCCTATGACGACCTAATGGATCTAGGCATGAATGTGGAAGTACGATATAGCGGCCGTATTTTTGAGGTCGCTGGCTCGATGCTTAAAAACGCCATAGATGCCAAGAGCGCTAAGATCGAGAAAAAACTAAAAGCAGTAGATTTACAGTTGAAAAAATATAAGATAGATAAAGATTCCAATGAAGATCTTAACGATGTGATCAACGGGCAAGGTTACATCATCACCGACCGGAATGAACTGTTGAAAAAACTAGGCAACAAGGAATAAATACATATATGAAAAGTTTCAAACAATATCTTACCGAAAACCAAAAAGTCTACAGTTTCAAAGTCAAAGTTGCTGGTGATCTCCCTGAGAAATTCCAGGAAGGTCTAAAGACTAGGCTGGATCGCTGCAAAGTTCTGACCATAGAAAAGATCACGACTACTCCTATACAAAAATTACCATTAGATTTTCCAAATATGGAAAACAAAGAAGTGCATATTTTCGAAGTTGTTTGCGAATATCCAGTGACCGCTCCTGAAATTTCTCAAGATATTAAAAATATGGGCATCGAAGAAGGTTGTTTCCGTGTGAGAGGCAGCGGGGAACCTACAGAAGAAGATCAAGCCATGTTGGACAGTGAGATCAACAAAGAAGCATTGCTCAGCGAAACTGATTTAGATAAAAATTCAGGTAAGATCAAACACAAGGATTATTTTGGTGCTGATTTTAATAAATCATTTTTGAAAGATCTAGAAAAATCAGCCAAGGCTCGTAAGAAAGATCAGGGACAGGTCGAATACAAACTGCCCAAGGCCAAGATCGATAAAGCAGGTACAAAAAGCCCAATGGGGAGTTAAATATGAATTTTCATGAATTATTAGCCAAGATGCAACAGTTAGATCAGCCTGCATCTACAGTAGAACAAATAACGGACGAGATGGGCTGCGGATCTCCTATGCCGCCGGCAAACGATCCTCCCGTGGCTCCGCCTAGCATGAGCATCAATCTAAATGCGCAGGGCATGGATAACATCGAAGATCTAATGAAATTGGTCACGAAGGTCAATCCGGACATGGATAAACCTCCGATGCCGCCATTGCCTTCGATTAGTGTTGGTCCTATGGATAAACCAACCGATATGCCGCCGATGGGGATGTCACCTCTTAAATTAGGTAACCTAGATTCGGGACCGTTAAAAATGCTACCAGACATGGATGCTGATAACGACGACAAGCCCGGTGGAGAAAAAGATAAGGGCTCACAACCAGGAGGTTTAGGGGCTAGTCTAGATCGAGACAATGACGGCGATCATGATATGGACGATCATGATATGGAAAAGAAAGATAAGGAAGAAGGCAATGCCTATGGATTGGCTGTTAAAAATACCCCTCCTGGTGAAGAAATTAAAATCAATGGAAAAGGTACAGGAGATATTAAAAAAGGTGAAAAGGAAGAAGCATTTGGTAACTCACCGATTGGTGGTGCAGAACCGGAGTATAAGGGCATGGATGCTGCTGTCCCCGATGGCACTGATCTAAATAGACCCAAGAAAAGTTTCAGCGGTAAACCATATCGCGGTGACAATCCTATGGCTGCCGGTGCATATGAAAGCACTGATTTACGTGCCCAGATCCGTACGGAACTACAGCGTAGATTAAACGAAGCGAAAAAATCCTAGGAAAGATTTTATAGTCGATAGCAACCAAATAGGCTCTCCGGAGCCTATTTTTTCCAGTAAATAACTGTATGGGAAAATCATTAGACGGCGTATTGGTCAAAAAGGCCTTCGCCAAGCAAAAATATACACTAGAAGAAGTCAAACATCTAGAAGCCTGTTTAGATCCAGTAACAGGTCCTCTCTACTTCTGTAGGAATTTCCTAAAGATACAGCATCCAGTGCGTGGTGCTATCGCATTTGATCCCTACGAATACCAGGTTAATCTAATCAATGCCTATCAAGAACACAAGCAAACCATAGCGATGTTACCAAGGCAGTCAGGAAAGACGACCTGCGCTACCGGATATCTCCTCTGGTATACTATGTTCGTTCCTGAATGCCAAGTGTTGATCGCTGCGCACAAATATGACGGTGCACAGGACATCATGAATCGTTATCGTTATGGTTATGAAAATCTGCCTGACTTTATACGAGCCGGAGTGCATAGTTATAATCGTAATACCATTGAATACGATAATGGCAGTCGCATACAAGCGACTACCACAACAGAAACCACAGGACGCGGTAAAAGTCTTTCACTGATCTACTGCGACGAGTTCGCGTTCGTGCAGCCCCCAGAAAAAGCCAAAGAATTTTGGACCGCACTATCACCTACTCTGTCCACTGGTGGTAAATGTATCATCACTTCTACACCTAACTCGGACGAAGATCAGTTCGCACTAATCTGGACTGAAGCCAACAATCGATTCGACGAATACGGCAATGAACAGCGAGTAGGAGTCAATGGTTTTTTCAGTTATTATGCACACTGGAGTGAGCACCCCGACCGTGATGAAGAATGGGCTCGTGTAGAACGTGCTAAAATCGGAGAGGAGCGTTTCCGTCGAGAATTTGATTGCGAATTCTTAATATTTGACGAGACTTTGATTAATTCTGTAAAATTGGCAGAACTCAAAGGAGACGACCCCACGATGACCATGGGACAAACTCGTTGGTACAAAGACATAGATCCTCGTTGCACCTACCTAGTGGCATTAGATCCCAGTCTCGGAACTGGGGGAGATTATTCGGCCATCCAGGTCTTTGAATTGCCCGCGATGGAACAGATAGCAGAATGGCATCATAATCTAACTCCTGTGCAATCACAGGCTAAACATCTCAAAGAAATCTGCAATTATATCGCTACACGAGGAAAAGAACGAGGTGGAAATCCTCAGATCTATTATTCGGTAGAAAATAACACAGTAGGAGAAAGCGCTCTTATCTGCATCAATAATATAGGGGAAGAAAATTTCGCTGGACTGTTTCTCAGCGAGCCTATACGCAAAGGCCATTTCCGTAAATTCCGCAAAGGATTTAATACCACGCACAAAACGAAAATCGCTGCCTGCAGCCAATTCAAACATATGGTAGAAACCAGCAAGATGCGCATACACAGCAAACCCTTGATTAGCGAACTAAAAAATTATGTGGCGCACGGTATAGGGTTTGGGGCCAAGACTGGGGAGAACGACGATCTCGTGTCCAGCACACTGCTGATATTGCGCATGGCTGCGATCTTGGCCGACTGGGATCCAAAAATCTACGAAAAAATGACTGATAAAATCTCTGAAGATCAGATGCCTATGCCTATTTTCGTCAGCACAGGTTTTTGATAAATACTCTTATGAATGCTACAAATAACATAGCCACAGATCTTTTCTACAAGGTCCGTAGCCGTTTCCGCGGGTTGAAACTTGGAGACGAGACAGGACAGTTAACCATCAATCCAGAACAAGCGAGATTCTTCGATTTTGATTACATGGAGGGTGAAACGCCTATAGGTCATGTCAGTATTAGTCTCGCAGAAGAAAATTCCATGAAAGTTTATTTCAGCACCGGAATCACGGAAAGCATGGACGGTAAGCAAAAAGATCATTGGTATGACTTTTTAAAAGAATTGCGCACATTTGCCAAACGTAGATTGATGGCGTTTGATACCAGGGATATCGCCAAAGATAATCTAGATAAAAGAGATTACGAATTCCTGAGCCAACACAACAAACCCAAAGAACAACCAAATACTATCGTACAGCCGGTCGGAGAACAAGTTATGAACGAAAGCACACTATATGGTACCAAAACCATGAGTTACCAGAAGTTGATGGACACACGCCTCATCATCAAACACAGCCAAGCGGTAATGGACGACACACAGCCAGGCGCTAGGACACGTCATATATCTGCGCTGTTCGTAGAAAACCAAGACGGCGAAAGATTTAAATATCCGTTCATACATCTAGCAGGCGCACGAGCTATGCAGCGCCATGTGGCCAATGGTGGATTGCCCTACGATGATCTAGGTAAGAGTATCATCCAAATGAGCGAAGAAATCGCACAACTCAAGAGTTTTGGAAATTATGTTGTCCGAAATGATCTGATGAATTCAGATACCAATGGTATAGTAGAACGCAGTACACAGGCCCTAAACGACCTAAGAGAAACCATACAAAAAATAGCCAAACAAGGCCACTACGAAGCATACAAAGAAAGTTTCCAGGCCAGAGAACAAATAGAGGTTCCACAAGAAGTCGCAGAAGAATATACAGAAAAGTTCACTGTCAAAAATTTCAAAGAAGATATTAAATCAGTATTTCCTGTGATCTATCGATTGATGCAGGAAGAAAGTTCGATAGGCTATGACGACATAGTCGCGATGACACAAGAAGACATGGTCAATGACGAAGTAGATGTAGTCGAAAATGATGAAGGTAATTATTTCGATAAATTTGAAAGTTGGGTGATGGGGTTAGGCGAAGAATCCGCCATAACCTCATCCGACCAAGAAGAACAGACACAGGCAATAAAAGAACTACAAGAACTGGTAGGCGAACATTTTCCTGCAGGAGTAGACGGTTCTAACGCTATCGAAAGTCTCAAAGGCATCATAGAAGATCCCAAATTGTATAAAGAAATCAAAGATCAGGCCAAGGAAGATCCCGACAGTTGCGTAAGACCGTTAATTAAAAATTGGCTAGAACAGAACGCACCCGAGATAGTAGATCAATTGGACTTCGGCGATATGGTCGATGAGCCGGCAGCAGACCAAGGAGGTGACCAAACTGCACCGGAAGAAGAACCACAGATGGCCGGGGACGATCCCGACAAGAGAAACGACGACAAGGACGACCTACCGTTTGTACCCGATGAAAATCCTTCGGACAAAGACGAGTTCGGGAACACGATCAAACACAGGGCGAGACATCTAGCCAAGAAAGGCATGCGACAGGCCATGGACGTACAAGGACTGGCAGAATTTATCGGTTCATTTTATGATCGCAACACAGGCACATTCCCCAAAGGTCCAGAAGGTGTTGTAGTAATGGTAGGCAAGAAGTTTGGCGAAGAAGCCGAACAGGTGGCTCGCAAATTTGTTGAAAGAATGGCTCCACATCAGGAAGCGGGTGCAGAAGAATTAGCAGAACTAGGCCGTATGAGAGAGTTAGCAGGTGTGCAACAAGAAGGAGATCGTATTAGAGATATCAGTCCAGAAGACGACGAGGACGATGAAGAACCTGCAGAACGACATTATGCTTTTGATTTGGGCAATAGACTATTCGCAGAGAATCCAAATCTCAGCGTGAAACGCGGAGGAGATGAAGTGGTCGATGCAGCCTATGAGATCATGGTCAAAGAATTAGGCAAGAAGAGAGCCGACTATATTCTAAGATATGATGAAGATTTTGTCGGAGATTTACTTGATATGTATTCTCGAGCACAGCATAGCAGTAAGTCAAAAGGAGAAGCAGTTGAACCTATCCCTGAATTGGAAGACATCCGCAGATTATCAGGCATAGCACAAGGCCTAGGCTACTAAGCTACGAAAAGAAAGGTTCTCCGGAACCTTTTCTTTTGGCCATTTTTCCAAACCACTTTTCATCTTAGAATATTTCCAGCGCAATATATAAATTAGCAGAAACATTCTGCTTTCATTTTAAATGGAGATTTTCATATGAAATCAGTCGTCGCATTAACCGCTGCTCTTTTCGCAGCGACCACAGCATTTGCACAGGCACCTGCTAAGAAAGAAGAAGCAAAGCCAGCAGCCGCAGCACCTGCAGCCAAACCTGCCGATGCCAAAGCAGCACCTGCTCCTGCTAAAAAGGACGAGAAGAAAGAAGCAGCCAAGAAGTAATATGAGCGATCGAAAGGGCTCTATCTGGAGCCTTTTCTTTTGGCAAAAATTTCTCAAAAAGATCTTGACCTTGCTAAATAAACTACGCATAATATGTTTTATGCGCAAGGCATACATTTTAAGGCAAATTACAAAGGAGGCAATTTAAAATGGCTACATTAGCAGAGATCCGTGCTAAACTTCAAGAAGCACAAAACAAAACCACAGGCAACTCCACAGGCGGTGGAGACAACGCGATTTACCCCCACTGGAACATGCAGGAAGGCAAAGAAGCAGTCGTGCGTTTCTTACCTGACGGCAACACCAACAACACATTCTTCTGGGTAGAACGTGCGATGATCAAACTGCCGTTCGCAGGTGTCAAAGGAGAAACAGACAGCCGTGCGGTACAGGTACAGGTCCCCTGTGTGGAAATGTACAATGATGGTACAGCCTGTCCGATCCTTTCAGAAGTCCGTGGTTGGTTCAAAGACAAGAACCTCGAAGAAATGGGTCGTAAGTATTGGAAGAAGCGTTCATACATCTTCCAAGGTTTTGTTGTAGAAGATCCTCTCAAAGAAGATTCTACTCCGGATAATCCCGTCCGTAGATTTATCATCGGACCTCAGATCTATCAGATCATTCGTTCTGCACTGATGGATCCAGAGTTGGAAGAACTGCCAACCGATTTCCTGCGTGGTGTTGATTTCCGCATCGCAAAGACCAGCAAGGGCGGATTCGCAGACTATTCTACTTCCAAGTGGAGCCGTCGTGAAAGATCTTTAACTGATCAAGAGAAAGCAGCCATCGATCAATATGGCCTGTTTAATCTATCGGATTTCCTTCCTAAGAAGCCAACCGATGTCGAGCTGAAAGTAATGAAAGAGATGTTCGAAGCATCAGTCGACGGCGAAGCCTACGATATGGATCGTTGGGGTCAATATTTCAAACCTGCAGGAATGGGTTCGGCCACCGGAGATCCTAACAAGACGGTAGCGAAACCAACGATGTCCGATGATGAAGTCGATGATGAACCTGCTACGGTGTCAAAGCCTGCGGCCGCACCTGCCAATACAGAAAGCGCATCTAGGGCACAAGATATCCTTGCCAAGATCCGCGCCAGACAGGGCCAGTGATTGCTAAACTAAAAAATGTGGGACTAAGGTCCCACATTTTCATCAACATAGGACGACATAATGGCAAAAGCATTTGATATAAGCAAGTTTCGAAAAAGTATTACTAAGAGCATCGAAGGACTCAGCATCGGTTTCAATGATCCCACAGATTGGGTCTCGACAGGAAACTATGCTCTGAACTATCTGATCAGCGGTGACTTCCATCGCGGAGTTCCACTGGGCAAAGTCACGGTATTCGCAGGTGAAAGTGGTGCAGGCAAATCCTACATCTGTGCCGGCAACTTGATCAAGGCCGCACAGGCGCAGAATATCTATCCTATCTTGATCGATTCAGAAAATGCCTTAGATGAAGATTGGCTCAAAGCACTGGACGTTGATACCGCAGAAGATAAACTGCTGAAACTCAACATGGCCATGATCGATGATGTGGCCAAAACCATCACAGAATTTGTCGCAGAATACAAGGCCATGCCCGAAGACGGTCGTCCAAAGATCTTGTTCGTGCTGGACAGCCTAGGCATGTTACTGACTCCCACAGATGTCAATCAATTTGAAGCAGGTGATCTGAAAGGTGATCTGGGTCGCAAAGCCAAAAGTCTCACCGCACTTGTGCGAAACTGCGTGAACATGTTTGGTAGCCTTAACATTGGCCTAGTTGCTACTAACCACACATACGCTAGCCAAGACATGTTTGACCCCGATGACAAGATCTCAGGTGGACAAGGTTTCATTTACGCAAGTTCTATCGTGGTTGCTATGAAGAAATTGAAACTAAAAGAAGATGAAGATGGCAATAAGATTTCAGAAGTCAAAGGTATCCGTGCTGCCTGCAAGATCATGAAGACACGCTATGCCAAACCCTTTGAATCGGTACAGGTCAAGATCCCCTACGAAACTGGCATGAATCCTTACAGTGGACTAGTCGATCTCTCTGAAGCCAAAGGCATATTGGTAAAAGATGGTAACAGACTGTCCTATACGACACCGGATGGGGAAATCCTCAAGTTCTATCGCAAAGAATGGGAACGCAACGAAAATGGTTGTCTCGATCAATTGATGATAAATTTTTCTAAAGCCACAGAAAATACATCATCTGAGATAACTAATAATGTTGAACCCCAACCGGAGAGCGTGGAATGAAAGAAGATTTAATCGCAGATATTTGGACACTGGTCGTAGAACATATCCCTGAAAAATCTAGAGCCGACGTAGCATCTGGATTCGTAAACACTCTATTAGACTATGGAATCAAAGAATCTACACTGCAGAGCCTATTAGGAATAGATGACCATCTAGACGAAGCCATCGACTATGCTATCGATGACGAAGAGATCGAAGAAGAATATGAAGATTACGCTGACGATGAGGAATAAATGAATTGGTATGATCGGGTTTCAAAGGATATTTCAAACATACCAGATGCTGTGGCATATTATGAAAGCGAACTGCTAGAAGCAAAAAAAGATGCCCGCATAGCGGGAAACATCGAACGAGCATCAGCCGCTATGCCTGGCATCGTAGAAAACCGATTCAATCAACTCCAAGAGATCGAAGCGATTCTCGAATATCTCAACATTGAACTGCGCAGACTGCGCAGCCAGCATTTTCGCAAATATCTTGAAAATTATCAGCGCAGCCTGTCCTCTAGAGACTGTGAAAAGTTTGTAGAGGGCGAGGCCGATGTTGTTGATTTCGAAAAAATTATCAACGACTTTGCACTACTGAGAAATAAATGGCTAGGTATCATCAAAGGCCTAGACATCAAGCAATGGCAGTTATCCAATATTGTTAAATTAAGAACTGCCGGATTAGAAGACGCAACATTATGAAAATTGGAATAATTGGTCACGGTTATGTTGGCGGTGCCGTGGCGCATACTCATAGAAATCACACATTAATTATAAGAGATCCTAAATTTAGAGAAAAGTCTGCTACCTTAGAGCAGATGAAAACCTGTGATGCTGTGTATGTTTGTGTGCCTACTCCGATGATGGAGAACGGTCACTGCGATGATAGTTTTGTAAAATCAGTATTATCCGAATTACAAGGCTATGATAAAGTTGTAATTTGTAAAAGCACAGTGCCACCTGGTGTATATTTAAGATTGCAGGATAGATATCCTAATGTGGTGCATGCGCCTGAATTTTTAACCGCTGCGAATGCCACAGCAGATTACGAAAATTCCTCATGGGTATTGATTGGTGGTAATGTCAATCGCTGTCAAGAAGCAGAAAAAATTATCAAATCCAGCACAGTCAAAGCCACGCATTATCATCATACTGACATCGCTACAGCCAGCCTATTTAAATATTTGGCAAATACCTTTTTAGCCACCAAGGTAACGTTTATGAATGATATGTTCCACTTGGCCAAGGAGGTAGGTGTAAACTGGGAAGAAATTAAGACTATTGCACAGAATGATTCTAGACTAGGTAATAGCCATTGGGATGTACCTGGTCCAGACGGTCAATATGGGTATGGTGGAGCTTGTTTTCCTAAAGATGTAGCGGCAATTCTAGAACACGGACTGGATATAGGAACAGAGTTAAAACTGTTAGGTCGTGTTGAAGATATTAATAAATTACACAGATCTAAGTAATTCGTTTTTGATGTAATTTTCTAATCGCATCGATGGTTGCCATCCAAACACTTCTTTTATTTTGTTATTATCGGCCAGTGTGATGTAAGCCTCCCCAATCCTGGGTGCAACCATCACAGTATTACTAGAAATCATATTTGCTAATTCTTGCACACTATAATTTTTCCCGGTTCCCACATTAAAAATTTCACCATATCTATCGTGATCTTTCTGCATGGCTAGAATGTTTGCTTCAACTACGTCTAAAACGTGTGTAAAGTCTCTTCGCTGTTTGCCGTCAGGCACGATAGTCAACGATTCACCGGCTGCGTGTTGTCTAAGAAATTTTCCAACTACTAGGGCATATGGTCCTTTCACCGGTTCTCTTGGACCATATACATTAAAGTATCTAAATGAAACGGTTTTCAGCCCATCAAATTTGTAATATGCTGCACAAAGTCTTTCTCCGGTAACCTTGCTAACCGAATATATGTTAAGACAATCTTCTTTCATATCTTCTTGCAACGGAGGTTGATTTGTTAAACCATAAGCCGACGACGTAGAACTATACATTACTTTTTTCACATTGGCTTCTTTACTGCATTGTAGTACCGTTGCTGTGCCAAGCACATTGGTAGCCACAGTCATTAACGGAATAGTCACAGCATTTTGAATTCGCGCTTCAGCGGCACAATGAAAAACATAATCTACACCTTCATATAAGTGTCGAGTAGCGTCATAATCTTTGATATCTAGATTATGATAGGTTGCTTTAGAATTATAATAAAATTTAAAATGGCATTTAGATGATTCGTTATCTATAACTATGACTTCGTGATTTAATTCTACTAATCGATCTACAATATGTGATCCTATAAATCCGGCTCCGCCTGTGACTAATGATTTCATACATTCTCCCTTACCGAATATTTATGTAATAATATGTACGCAGATAAATATCTTGCTTAGAGAAAAACATTATGAAATTAATAGGAAACTGGTGGTTTGCAGACGGTGACGTGAATAGGCAAGATCAAGCAGATTGTGCTTGGGGAGACCCAGGAACAAATCAAGGAATGGCTGATGTCATCGAGGAAAAGTTTTCTAACAAAGAAAAAATACACGCACTAGACATAGGTGCTAATATGGGTTTCATGACTGGATATTTTGGAGCCAGATGGTCCAAGGTCACTGCGTTCGAACCTACACCAAATATTTTTGAATGTTTGGCCAAAAATTGCACACGCTCAAATATCGACTTAAAAAATCTAGCACTCAGCGATTTTAACGGTGAAGTTTTATTTGCGGTCAGCGGCAGGTCTGAAATTAATCAAATTATTTCAGATCCAAAAGTTTTAAAAAAACACTGGCATTATATCAAGGTACCTGCAGTCACATTAGACAGTTTAAATCTACAAAATGTCGACATGATTAAAATTGATGTAGAAGGGCATGAATTATCAGTGGTACGTGGCGCTGAACAGACAATAAGATCTCAAAAACCTTTGATCGCTATAGAAATAAGTTTTGAAAATAAGATATTAGATAAACAGATTAGTTATAACCACGATCAAGCACTGGAGTTGTTGAAAAATTGGGGTTACAAAGTAATATGGCAGTACAAATATGATTGGATATTAGAATATGAGAATAATTGATGCATTCACTTTTTTGAATGAAGATGATTTAGTCAGAGTACGACTAGAATATCTTAATGAATTAGTGACTGATTTTATTATCATAGAAAGTAATATGACCTGGAGGCATCAACCAAATAAGCCTTATTTTCAAAAGATTTTGAAAGACCTACCGGAACATATAAGAAAAAAAATTCGTTATGTAGAAGCTACCTGGCCGCAAGAATGGTTGGAAGATGCTCAGGGAGTAGAAGAAAAATGGGTTGAGAATGGTACTAGAGAACATGCTCTTTATGAACTACAAAAATTCGCAGATCCGGAAGATTGGGTCATAATGAATGACCTGGATGAATTTTGGGAAGTTGATAAATGGCAAGAAGCCGTTGATCTTTATCATCAATATGGTCAGGTAGTATGGAACCATGAGAATAGAACCTGTTTTGTGGATTGGATAACCCCGGGTATTCCGAGATGGCCCGGATCAAAAATGGCTAAATTCAAAGATATTACAAGCATGGCTGAATTTTATTGTAGTAAACCCAAGGCGTTGCGAGGCTGGGCCGAGGGAGAAAAAACTTTGTTTTATCCTGTTAATGGAGGGTGGCACTTTACCAAAATGGGAGATGCAGCAACTAAAGCGAAGGCCATGGGCAGTATCAGAGAATGGCGCACTTGGGAACCAAAAATTAATAAGACTCCCGAGCAGGCCGCCAGAGAGATCTTCGAAGGTCGCGGGTGGAATACAGTTGCCAAAAAAGGAAAGATGAAAGCCGTTCCAGATGGTGGTAAGGGCCTTTCGGATAAAATTTTACAACATCTTCAAAAAATCGATATTTTTTGGAGCAAAGGAATACAACCATGAAAAGTTTTAAATTACCTAAAAATCAAATTATTGATCCAGAGGCGGAATATTTTACAGGCCGCGCCTCTACTGATTGGAATTCGGCCGGCCGACAAGTTGTCATGGATATGATAACAGAAAAATTAAATGTCATCGACATTGGAGCACATGTTGGAATAACCACTATTCATTGGTTAGAAGGCGGATTTAAACATGTCCATGCTTTTGAAATTAATCCAAGCCATTTTGAATGTTTAGTAGAAAATACCTTGGAATATCGAGACAAAATAAGTTTATACCCGTATGGATGTAGTTTTGAAGAAAAAATTGTAAAAGGTGGATATAGGACGAGAAAAAATTCTGGAACCTTCCAGATTTTAGATGATGAAACTGCAGAAAAATTTCCTGCCGATGCTGTTTTTAAGGTTACCGTGAAACCTTTAGATGCATGCTCCTTTGAAAACATATCTTTGATAAAAATTGATGTCGAAGGATGGGAACTTGAAGTTATGAAAGGAGCTATTAATACTATAAAACAACACAAGCCTGTTCTGTTTGTTGAATATATGAAAGGGGATCATAAAAAAACTCTTCACAAATATGATAATAATGAGTTTATCGATCTGCTTGACGAGATTGGATATATAGATGTTGCTCGTCCCGATATCGATGATACTATTTTTATTCCAAAAAAATTTTTTTGATTGATGGTCTTTATACCAAAGAGTGTGCCCTCTATTCTAGAGGCTTAGTCACCATCCAACATCGTCCGATTCTGCTGACTTTGATTTTTTTATCTTCAAAAAATTCCTCAACTGCTCGGCACACCCCTGGCCATACTTTAGTGTAGTCATCGCCGCCAAATCGACAGCCTGGACGTATCTTGGGCCACCAAGCATTTAAATCTCTAATGACACCTTCGTAGGTATGTCCTGCATCTACATAACAAAAATCTACACTGTTATCTATAAATCTAGCCGCGGCAGATGCGCTGTCGCTTTTAATATCTGTAATGTATTCTTTGATTGGTGCAATATTGTTTAGAAAATTTTCACGTGCATTGTTAAGCAAATTTTCGTGTGCCTGGTTGGTCACTACTAATGGGTGATTTTCTATATCGTCACCTCCTTGCCAAGTATCAACGCAGTAAAAAAAACCAAGTTTGTCTCGGTTCAAAAGTTCTACTACACAATAACAAGCACTGCGTCCCATCCAGGATCCCAACTCGACCCAGGTACCCTTTGCTGGAAATCTGTCCAACACCAAATCTAACATAACAGTGGTACGATGGTCCATAAATCCTTCAACAGTTTGATAAAAGTGTTCCATCTTTGTTATTTACCATTAACTACGCAGATAAATATTTTTATGAAAAAAATCGTATTAGTTACCGGGGGATTTGACCCAATCCATTCCGGACATATTTCTTACTTCAAAGCAGCAAAGACATTAGGTGACGAACTTATTGTTGGACTTAATTCAGACGAATGGCTCGAACGTAAGAAGGGTCGAGCGTTCATGCCGTGGAACGAACGATTGTGCGTAATCAATAATCTTTCTGTGGTAGATGAAGTGTACACCTTTGACGATTCAGACGGGTCCGCCAAAAATTTTATAAGACAGATCAGAGCACATTACCCCGATGCTGAACTAATATTTGCCAACGGCGGCGATAGAACTGCAAAAAATATCCCGGAGATGGATATTGATGATTCAAATATAAAATTTATATTTGGTGTTGGCGGGCAAGATAAGAAAAACTCCAGTTCTTGGATATTAGAAGAATGGAAGGCTCCTAAAACTGAGAGACAATGGGGTTATTGGAGGATTCTACATGAGCAGGGCAAAGAAGTTAAGTTAAAAGAATTAACTGTTGCACCTGGTAAAATGTTGTCGATGCAAAAACATAAAGACCGAGCCGAACACTGGTTTGTAGCGGATGGAGTGGCCACTGTTTATACTGTAAATGTAAGTACCGATACCGAACTTCATGGCATTTTTAAAAAATTCCAACACATACATATCGATAGACAAGAATGGCATCAACTGTGTAATGAGGGCGATGTTCCCTTAAAAGTTATAGAAATACAGTATGGCGAAAACTGTGTTGAAGAAGATATTGAGCGTCGATGAATAATTGGATTTTTCTAAGTAAAGAAGGCAAGGACGAATATATTAATATGTTCGCGATGGGTAGCGGTGGTCGGGTGATTAATACAGACGATTTTGATTTTAAAGATTCTGATGATCCTATAGTATTGCGAGGCATTCTCAAACACAAGATAATGAAAAAATGTTGGTTGGCTGGCCGTGACTTTTATTTTATGGATACTGGATATATAGGCAATCAGCGCAGCCTTATCAATCCCATGGGATGGAAATATTATCATCGCATTGTTAAGAATGATCTGCAACACAGCGAGTTAACTGTGCGACCCGACGACAGATTTAGAAAATTAGGCATCCCCATCTATCCTTGGAAGAAAGGTGGTAGAAAAATTTTGATAGCCAAGCCAGATGAAAAACCTATGAAATTTTACGGTTTAGAATTAGAAAAGTGGGTACAAGAAACTATCGATACAATAAAAAAATACACAGATCGACCAGTTGAAGTGCGAGAACGTGTAAAGAGTCGGCAGGATAGAACTTTAATGAATACTCTTAAAGAAGCATTGGACGACGATGTGCATTGTTTAGTTACATTCAATAGTAATGCTGCATCGGAGGCTGTAATGTATGGCATTCCGGCATTTACACTATCCCCTACTCACGCAGCGTCGCCGGTAACATCTAATGATCTTAGTCTAATCGAAAAACCTTATTATCCCGACAAAGACAAAGTGCATCAATGGGCCTGCCATCTAGCCTATGGTCAGTTCCATGTTAACGAATTAAAAGATGGCACAGCCTGGAGAATTTTAAATGAGTGATAGTTTTTTACCTGTATTTGTAGGCTATGATTATAGAGAAGATATTGCCTACAAGGTCTGCGAATATTCTATATACAAGAACACGCCTAACGCCCAAGTCAAACCCTTAAAACAAGATCAATTAAGACGAGAAGGTTATTATAGCAGAGAGGTTGATCCTCTAAGTTCAACCGAATTTACATTCACAAGATTTTTAGTTCCTCAGATTATGAATTTAGAAGGATGGGCATTATTCTGTGACTGCGATTTTGTCTGGGACGGTGACATACAAAGAATATTTGATCAAGCAGATCCTAAATACGCAGTAATGGTAGTCAAACATAATTATAATCCTACCAGCACTGTAAAGATGGATGGCAAACCCCAGAGCCAATATCCCAGAAAAAACTGGAGTTCAATGATCTTATGGAACTGTGGGCATCCATCTAATGTAAAACTAAACATTAATGAAGTTAATACTCAGCCTGGTTCTTACCTGCACAGGTTCCAGTGGTTGGCAGATTCGGAAATAGGTGAATTAAATTGCCAATATAATTTTTTAGTGGGTCATAATCGTACAGAACAATGCCAAAACGGAAAACCAGTGGGCTATCATTGGACTGAAGGAGGCCCGTGGTTTCCCCAGCATATGGAATGTGAATATAAAAACGTTTGGTACCAGTATCTCATGGAATATGCCAACGAGTTAAGCAGAAATAATGTCACTGCTTATGCTCCTATTACTTGGGTGACTTCTTTATCTCGCGAATATTGGGAACACTGTGCCAAATACACGATGCCGACCTGGAGTAGATTGCCTGGAGAGGTAGTGGTTGTATGGGATGACAAACCAGCAGATTTTCCTGTAGGCAATGTATATAGTTTTTGGAAGGATATAGCCAACCCAGAAGACCCTTGGATGAAAGAAGGCATGGGGGGAAGTAAGGCCGATAGATTCTGGAAGAAAAGTCGTGTACAAGTATGGGCTGCTAGAAAATTCAAAGGCATAGTTGTTTGGATCGATGCAGACATTGCTGTGCTCAATCCTCTAAGTAGACCTAGAGCATTGGAGTTGCTACATCCGGGCAAAAATGTCTGGGGCACGTTAGACTGTGGCAGTGATCACCCTCAAAAATATGATCATATAGACACAGGAATCGTGTCGTTTAACTCTAGACATCAAGAATTTGATAAATTTATCAAAGAATATTCGTTGATGTGGTATAATGGAAAAATATTTGAATGTAAACAACCCTACGATCACTATGCAGTGACCATGTTAAGTAAAAAATGGACGGCACAAACCTTTGTTCCTCATTGGTCAAAATGGGCATCTTCGCACGAAGAATACCCTAATAGATTTAATATGCAGAATAGTTATTTGAAAGACTATTTCGAACACTATCTAGGAATCGATAGAAAAGATCAACTTAAGAAATTAAACAACGACGAGTCGACCAACAAAAAGGAAAAGAAAAAATGAAATTTGTTGTGTACTCGGCCTGCTTGCCTCCTAACATCAAAAATTTAGAAAAAAATGATATTTTAAATAAATTTCCTCTAGGTGTTGCTTTTCTAGGTTTAGACGACGTTGTTGTACACGAACATAGAAATTTAATAGAAGCAGATGTGGCCATGATGGTTGGCTGGGTGCATGAAGATTCCAAAGATTCGCTTCATCTTAGTTTTAGAAAACAGATCATAGATAATCAAAAAAGAAATGGTAAAAGAGTTTTACTAGCAGATAGCAATTTATTTTTGTATACAGATAAAACCAATCCACACCATTACCTAAGATACAGTTATGATGGAATTTTCCCTAATACTGGTGAATATTGTGACAAACAAGTAGATCCGTTGCGGTGGCGTCTGCTGTCAAAAAACTTAGGTATATCTCTCAAGGATTACAGATCAACCGGTAATCATATACTGCTGTGTCTACAAAGAAATGGTGGTTGGTCGATGGGAGGTTTTGATGTAGTTGATTGGACAGCATCTACTATTAGAACATTAAGACAGTATACAGATAGAGAAATAGTTATAAGAGCCCATCCTGGAGATAAGCATTCGAAAAATTACCTTTCTGCTAATAACCTTATTAAAAAAATAGGTAATCTTAAAAAGGTTAGACTCAGTAAGGAAGGTACAGATCTTATCGGAGATCTACAAAACTGTTGGGCAGTGGTCAACTATAATTCAAGCCCCACTGTTGGTGCAGCCGTGGAAGGTTATCCAATATTTGTTACTGATCCCGAAAGAAGTCAATGCAAAGAAATTGCTAATACTGATTTGGCACTGATTGAAAACCCCAATCTCCCAGATAGACAGCCCTGGATCGAAAGACTGTCTATGTTTCATTGGAATTTCAATGAGATTTCTAATGGCACTTGTTGGGCGTATATGAGAAATTTTGTATGAAAATAGAAGTTATTACAAGTTTTAATGAGAGATATTATAACGGAATCGGCAAGGAATGCGTAAGCACTTGGTTGAAATATTGGCCGAATGAACTAACACTAACTGTATATATAGAAGAATTTTCATTGCCTGATCAGGCAAGAATTAAACAGATTCCTTTTTCTCAATTAGGAAAAAATCATACAGATTTTCAAAATGATCAAAAATATAAAAGCAGAGTAAAAATATTTGCTAAAAAAGCTTACAGTATCATTCACGCCTTTATTCATTCAGATGCAGATAGAATATTATGGTTAGATGCTGATGTGTTAACAACTAAACCTATACCATTAGAGTTTATAAAACAATTATCTCCCAGCGACAGTTTGTTGACATATATGCGAGTTTGGCATAATCTCAAAAAAGATGATATAAACAGTCCTATTGTTCCCAGTGCAGAAAGTGGTGTATTTGCAGTGAATACTAGACACGATAGTTTTAGGCAGTTTGCGGATCGATATGAAGAATATTACAATAAAAGATTAGATAAGAATCTAAGACGATTTTATGATGGCGAAGTCCTAGGTGCAGTAGCCAAAGAATTCCAGGAAAATAATAAAATTATTGATCTTTGTGCTGAATTCAAAAAGCCCTATAGGACTCCTATAGGACATACAATTTTAGGGCCTTATCTACACCATTACAAAGCCAAAGCAGCCAAGTCTGAATATTTTATTGAGGATTGAGCCAGTATCTTTCAGTGCGTGGTCGTATAAAATCGGTTTTTAGGCTTTTACCGTGATTTTTACGGTTACCTTTAAGGTGATCCAGATAAGCACCCCATTCGCTGTTAACCAGAGGATGGCCTTCACCTTTGATTAATCCTTTACACCAATCGTTCCACTGCCACTCGGGGTGGCGTTGCTTGACTTCTTTGCGAACTTCGTCAAAAACCCAGCAATCGTTCCATTCACTGAACTGGAAAATCCGTCCGCTGTCATAGGCCTGTTGGAATTCAGATAAAAATTCCTGGGTATTTTTATCTCGAAGATTCATAGAGTAAAGACCACATTCAGTTTT